CATTTGAGTTATCATCTTGCCAAATGATTTTAAAATATCACCAAAGGTTGTTTCTGCCCCCCATAACATTTCATTAAGAGTCCCACTAAATTCACGACCCCAGCCTGCAAAAGCGTCTGTCATATCATTGGCTGTATCTTCTGAACTATCAATAAGTTTTTCATCAAGTTTAACCTGTGCGTCAAGTTTTGACTGGTGGTCTGCCATCATTGTGTCAAGACTCGCCAACAACCATTCATCTTCCTGAGTCATATAATCAGCGATATAATCAGCATGCGCATCAAGGCTCTTTTGATGATATTCCATTTCTGTATCTAATGATTTTAACAGCCATGTATCTTTTTGTTCCGCCTCCTTTGCTAAATCTGTGGCCAATTTTTCAGCATCTTTAGGTGGAAGTCCGGCAGCAAATTTATCATGCTCAATCATCTCTTTTGCTCTTGCTTCCATTGCTTTAAGTTCAGTGAGAAATGCTTTTCTGTTTGTAATTAATTCCCTTAATTTCTTTGCCTCCCTGTCAACCTGCCAAGTAAATTTCCCCGTTGCAATTACCCGCTCAAGAAAATTCAAACGCAGTTTTTCTGCCCCCATGTCTTCATCAAAAGTTTTTACAATGTTAGAAGCATTTTGCCAGGCGTCCCCATACTCAACAACACCAGCAGCCGCAAGGCCCATTGCCTTTGCTATATCACTCCAACTCCCTGCAAGCTGTACGCCAAGGCCAATAACCTTGCCCATATTTACTGCAAGCTCAAACATATTTTTTGATAAAGATGCAATTTGTTCTATCACCTGTGGGTTTTGCCTTATCCATTTTGTAGTTGCCTGTATGGTTTCTCTTATATAATCTTTATATTTATCAAACGTTCTTAAAAGTTGCCCCTCAATGGTTGAATTTAAAATCTTGATATCATTGTCAAGTTGATCTCTCATTATTGCAGCAAGCTTTTGTGTAATTCCAGCACTTTCTTGCATTTTCTTATGTAATTTTTCATATAGAGGAATTTGACTTGCTAAAACATCAGCAGTTTTGACCTGTCTCGCTCCGAAAACCTTACCGATTTTTGCTGCGTCCCATTGCTCCTTTTTCATTAATTTCAATAAATCAATAAATGTTAAACCTTCTATTCCAGCCGTCTTAATATACTGTGCAGATTTTAACATAATCATGTTTAGGCCAGCACCAGCCATTGACGCCTTTATGCCACCGCCAGCCAACGCACCCAACATAGCAGCTGTTTGCTCGACATTGTAACCCATTAGCTTCGCCATAGGAGCGGCATATCTCATTGACTCGCCAAGCATTTCAACCGTGGTATTTGATCCTGTACTCGCCACAATAAAGGCATCATTAACTTTAGATAAATTTTCAACCTTCATTCCGAAAGCTGTCATTGTGTCGGTGGTTATATCAGTAGCTAAACTCAAATTAACCTGTGCAGCCGTTGCTAAATCTAAAGTTCCAGGTAATGCCACAATACTTTGCTCGGCACTGAAACCAGCAGCCGCCAGGAATTTTAAGGCTCCGGCGGCTTGTGTGGCTGTATGCTCTGTGGTTGCTCCCATTTCACGGGCTATATCTGTTAAATTTTTTAAATCTTTACCTGTTGCCCCTGACCATGCCTGAACGGTTTTCATTGTTGACTCAAATTCACGGCCAAGAGAAATGACCCTTTTTGTCAACATTACCATTCCAACACCAAGCGCTGCAGAAGCAAGAGCTACTTTTGCAAAAGAAACTCTGCCAATTTCACGGTTCATTAATACAGCCGCTTTCTTGGTCATAGTTTTGGCTTTTGCAAGGTCACGTTTTAACTGCGTTGTTTTTGCACTGACTGATAAATATATCCCACCAATTTTCATTTAGTGCCTTTCGCTCTCATTACTTCGCTCCGTGCATATTGTACCATATCAAGACAATACAACTTCTCTTTTATTCCTAACAAATCCATAATTTTAAAAGGATCTATGTTTTCAGTCATTCTCCAATAAACCTCGTATATCAAAACATTTTCATCTTGTAATTCCGGTAAACACTTTGAACAATCAGGTTTTTCATTGTACATTCTATATGTTGCCCTGCATCTTTTACAGTCTATTTCGCTGGTCCGGATGCAGAACTCTGTGAGTTTTTTCTTTGATCTTCCTTTTCCTGAGATATTTCGTCTGAAAGTTTTCCACGAAGTTCCGAGATTAAATCACCGAATCCCTCAATTTTATCGTAAGCCGACATTTTATTGTCTTCTTTGCATTCTATCGGTTTATCGTTTTCGTCAAAAAAGTTCTTCCAGCCCACGATTGCAGCTATGTTGTTGAGCTTAACGATTAAATGCGGGTTTGTTTTCTGGATTACTGTAGGCGTGTAATCCTTACCTTTTTTCTTGTATTTAATTTCCTGCTTAAATGCTTCGTCAAATACGTTTGCTTCTTCGCCGGGTGTCAGGTGTTTAATTTTTAATTCTGCCTTGTCTGAGTCTTCCGGTACTTCAAACCATCTTTCTACTGTTTTTGATATTCTCATAATAGCTCCTTTAGCTCCTTTAAGTTGATGGGCGGAAGTGGCGGAGCAAACCACTCTGAGATTGAACTCTACCGCCCATAAATTAATTAAGTCTCATTGCCCCTTCAATTTTTCCCTCAAAATCAATCGTTGCCAAGCCTGCTTTATCAACTGAAATATTAGGCTCTGACAAAATCTTAATGTGTGAAATCATTGTCTCCGCTGGAAGTCCACCACCTGCGCCAGTAGTTGAATTTGAAGCATAATAACTGGTATCATCAACCCAAAATTTAAGAGTCGTAAGGTCTGATTTAAGCCAGTAGGCGTCCCTTACTTTATCCTGACCTGTGGTGTCGTCTTTCTTATAACTGCCTGAAAAAGTAACTGTACCACCTGTTCTGATACCCCTCAAAATCATTGTATCATCGTCACCAAAATCTGTGTCATCAAGCTCTGCATACGAACCACCCGAAAACGCCCACGTCCCACATCCAACAATAGATGCATCTGAGCCTATTGTTACTTTACAATCCTTGCCTATTTTACTTTCTAATGCCATTTTACTACCTCCTGATTCGTAGGTGCTCCACTCCTAACAAACCGATTAAATGTTATTTCATTATTTTCTGAAAAAGTTTATACGTCCCCCAATCAATCGCCATTAATGAAAGATGTTTTATGTCTATTGAACAATCAACTACTATAGGTATTTTTCTTTCTCTTAATTTCTCACAAAAAACCACGTCTTCGCCTATCGGTTGCCCTTCGTCCCCGACTTTGAATTGAAACCATTTATCAGGAATGAGGTCTATAAAAATTTGCGTATCATAAAGAATACAACCTGTGCCTGTGTATGTGACAGGTACTTCGTCTTTAAATGTTCCGTCTTCGTTTCTAATTTCTTTATCTGGTACTTGGTATAATTTTCCAACATCGCCCCTGAGAAGAAGTGGATCAAAAGGCGGATAACGTCTGTGAACTCTTGCCCCGACAACTGGTTTTTTATGTGCCAGCATTTTCTCAAGCATATTTTCAGTCATATAAATCTGATCTGAGTCCATCATTATTATGTGCGTACACCCTGATAATAAAGCCTGCTGAACAAGGTTATTTCGTGCTGCATCAATCTGGCATGGAAAATCAGGCATCAATACATCAAAATTTATTGACCTTCCGGTTTTGACAAGTGAGCTCATGTATTCTGTTATGACTTTCACAAATGAAAAAAAGAACTGTCTGTAAACTGTTTCGTCTGTAAGTGGGATTCCGATTGCAAGTTTTACTCCGTATTTCTTCTGCATCCGTTTTCGTTTTCGATTGCAATAGGTTTTAAAATCATGCTGTGCTATAGGGTCTGCATATACTTTTTTGTAATGCTCATCATTTTCCGCCGTCTTGTTGATAGGATGTATGTGAGTTATTAAAGAGTCTTTAGCCCATGCCCACTTCCCAAGTTCTTCTGCAATGTCTTTTAATTCGTTATCACACCAGCAATGATTATATTCTGTTGAAAAGAAATCTCCGCCCTCAATATACTTCAACATCTTTTTATGTGCCAGCCAGTGTGCAAATGGATTTCCGTCTTTTACTCTTTTGTCTTGAGTATGAAGTCCGACAACTCCCCATCCTATTTCCTGCATTTTTAGTAAGGCATTTTTCAGGAAGTCTTTTTCAGGTACGGTATCATCGCCCAAGAACATGACAAGGTCGTGTTTTGTTCTCTTGACTAATTTCTTAACCATCCGAGGACAACCGACTCCGTCAGTGTCAATACCTGTGATTATTTCGTATTGACCAATAGGCAAGCCTGCGTTTTTCTTAATTGCCTTTATACAGCGTTTGGCTGCGTCTGGTCGTATAATTGGTATTACTATGCTAATTTGCTCCATCTTTTAGCTCCTTTGTAATAATCCTAAACCGCATGGATTTTTATGTGTCTTTGAAATGTATTCTTTCGATAGTTTATAGGTTTTTGACTCGCTTAACCCTTTAAAAAATCTTTTGGCATGATCGAAAACATTAATGTCGTGGATAAGAAGGCTGTCAGACCCCATTTCATTAACTTCTTGTTCTGTTATCATGGTCGCTCCCTTTCTAATAACACGTCATACTCAACTGAATACCCCTGTATAGGTGGCACTTGGTCAAAATCGTTATTTGGATAAGTCAAATTACGTTGGAAGTTTAAATGTCTCCATCCTGTTACTGTAAGTGTACAATCATCAAACATTGTTTTTAATGACTCTAAAAGATTCCCTGCTTCTAATGCTGAATTATTCTGACTGAATATATTAAATTGAATTGTGAAGTCTTCTCGCTCATCGGTAAAATCTAATTCGTCAATATCGGAAACTGAAAAATAAACACAATACGGAAACGGGTCGCCCTGCTCTGCTTTGTTGGGCCGCAATCTCCCGCTTATATCATTATAAAAGCCACTGCCTGTGGTTGTAGCAAATCTGTTATATAGTCCCTGAAATAATGCGTTCATAACTTATCCAATGCTGATTTAAATTTTCTGTTTGCGCTGCTCTTGTTTTTTTTGGCCGCAGGTCTCATAAAGGATTTTGCAACATCTTTGTAAGTTCCCATCTCTAAAAAGCTGGCATGATAAGGAGGTTTCCAATTCTTCGGCCCCTGACACCATATTATATATCCACCGTCTTTATATTTACTCTTTTCAACATAAAACTGGCTTAAAAGCCCCTGTTCTGTGGTGGTTTTGGCCTTCTGCTTCAATATACGTTTTGCGTCGTCCATGACATCATTAGCAACTTCTTTTGATACGTTTTTTAAAACGATCTTTGCAGCGTTAATCACTTTATTTGCGTGCCATTCAATCATACGTCCTCTGTTGCCATAATATCGATTTGTTTATTTCTCTCGGCTACGTTCATAATCGAAACTATGTTAAAATACCGTGTACCAAATTTAATCCGGTTCTTCGCTGTGACACTTGCCCTGTATCTTATTCTTATTTTATGCGTAACGGTTAATTCAAGTTTCATTGCGTCAAGAGCTTCACTGGATTTTAACGGCCAGATTGCTGCTTTGACTTTTGTCATTCCTGTTACGTCAGTCCAGACTAAAATCGATCCGCCCATTCCATCAGGTGTAGGAGTTTCAGATTGTATTGAAACTGTATGTCTTAATAAGCCTGATCTCATTCTGTCGGTTCCTCGTGTATTCTTTTCATCCACAATAAATCTCTTGCAACTTTTAGATTAGCCGTTTGATCTGTGCCTACTATCTGATCTTCTCTATGTTCGTGTAAGTCTCCAAGAATTATTTTAATTGCATGGATTATTAATGGGTCAACTGATTGTTTTATACACGATCCCCCTGAAGTCCATGCTGCGTTTCCGGCTGAACCGTTAAGATTAAAAGAGTTTACATCTGCCTTTGTAATTATCCAATTACCGTATGCTGCTGTATTCCCGCCTACATCGTAAATATAAACTTCGTCACCTGTTGCATGTCCGTGCGTTCCTATCGTAAGAACTATGGGGGAGGCGTTAGAAGCCCCTGTGATCGCTTGTACTGCGTTTGCCCCATAACCACAAACAAACTGTATTTCTATCGGATTATTGGGGTTTAAGGTAGTTGTAGGCCAATTATAACCGTACTCTAAAACTATCCTGCCAAGGTCTCCGTATGTATCAACATTATAATAGTCATCACTCCAAGTCGTTTGTGTTCCGGCTGTGTCTGTGTATTTAACGTGGGTCACACTTGCTAAATTTCCGAAGGGTAAAGAAATACTATCTCCTGCAGGCCAAGCATCAAGGTAAACTGTCCATGTCTGAGTTATCAGCCTGCGCCTTGTGATTTGCTCTGCCTTACCCGTTGCTACTGCAATTATAGACTGTAAATACGCATCATCGTCATCATAGTCTATGTTTAGATGTGACTTGACTTGATCTAAAACAAGTGGATAATAAACAGGCGGTGTCGTTAGTATTTTCTTCATAATTTCCTATGTACACGGCTCATGATCATGCCATGTTAAAACAAGTTGGATTATGTTTGGGTTTACTCCGTTTGTGTACTGCCAAAAATAATTTGAATTAGGCTTTAAAATAAATTCAGCCTGTGTGTCACGATTTATAGCAGAACCCTTACCAGTTGATAAAACCGCTGTTAATATTGTAGTCCCGCCTGTTGGGGTTATCGGGCTCACTCCTGTCATACCTTTTATGCAGGTTGTGACAGAAGGGTTTAAGCTGGCCTTTACCCGGTTATGATTCAATGGTGTAACTGTGGCTCCACCTGCAAAACTCGTTACATCTTCAACAAGGATAAATGTTCCATCTGCTGTTGCTGTAAGCTCCCACGCCATATGTATCTCTTTACCGCTGGCAGGGATTGACATTCCAAAGGCTGCAACATTACCATTAGCCAGCGTGTAATTAAGCCCTGACCTGAAAAAACGCCCTTGATGCACAGCTTCCTCGTTATGACTTGCTATTAAAAGTCCACAAGTCGAAGCATCAGCCATTATCGGTTCGTAGTTATCTTTTGAAGTCTCACCAACAATAGCTTTGAAAAATCTTGGAGTTATTTTAGAATCGAATTTCATAATTTCCCTTAATTAAAGGCCGCCATTTAGACGGCCCGTAATTTAAACGTCAACTTCTTTCCATGATACAGAATATCCGCCAAGATAAGCCGTGCCTGCTGCCTTCCATGTCGGAGCCCATCCCCAACCTGGGCCAAGAGTAATATCACCGTCAACATATTCAACACATCTTGCCCCTACTAAATTTGCCGCTGTGCCTGCTGTAATATAAAAATCCGCAGCCCTGATTAATGTAGCTGCCCCGCTTCCTGTAAGTGCTGAACCAGCAGCCGATGTAATATATCCGGCCTTTGGAGCCGCTGTCGTTCCTATTAATCCACTTGTTACAGGCGAAACCGCTGTTGATGCAAGAACAGGCGTTAATTGAAATTTACTGTGAAAACATCCTGCAACAGGAGTCGTTCCGGAAATCGGGAATGTAGCAAATTTTAACAATACTACATTTACCCCAGAACCTACCGGGTTCCAAACTGCAAACTGTGTGCTTGCGGCTGCTGCAAAAGCATTGATATTTCCTGCGGCAATGGTTGATGTCCACGCACCCAATGTTAAATGATAGATACGACCATTTACCGCATCATCTTCATATTTTCCGCCGCTTGGCTTAGACACAAGCCTTCGATCAGCGTCTATTAATGGAGGGTTTCCTACCCCATCTGAGTTTTTACCGTACATAATATCCTCCTAAATTGCGTTAAAAGCGTAAATAAGACTTCTATCCGGTTCCCAAGTGCCATCATGATAGATATATTTTTCTCCTGTATCAATGTAATGGACTTTTGAACCTTCTGTAACGTCTTCTGTCGGTCTTGTATCTGATGATACACAGTTCCATTTTTTTATAATTGTTTCACGGATAACAGCCATGATACCTCCTTAATATGCGGCTTCTACATAAGCACCGTCTGACACGGGAACATAAAACAATGAATGAAAAACAACTCCGGTTGCAATATCTGCAACTGTGGTTAAATGTCCAATGGTTGAAACCGCGTCTTTATATCCAATAAATATTGGCTGACCAAGCCCCACAGGCTTATCTGCAACGCCAGCGCTACCAGTAACATTATGATTCGACCCTGATACGGCACCGCCTCCCCATGTTACCCTTTGACCTTCTGTTAAGCCTGAGATAGATGTACTCACAAGCCCCAGCTTGGTTGATGTTATTGCCCCACCTGTGTGTAACGGACAGGAATATGTATATTGAAATAATGCTGCTTCTGCTTCCAATACTGTTTCAACTTCCATGAATAAATTCATTAACCAAATCGTCCCGTAAACATTAAAATCCTCTACCTGCGCTTGATGAAGGTGTACTAAATCTGATACGTCAACAACGCTTGTATCAACCCTCATGCCTAAAATTAAATCTGCTATTCTTGCTCGTGTACTTGGTGCATAGTTACCCATTTGTCAGGTCTCCTATCTCTTTTTGAATTTTTTGGGAATAACCGCCTTTTCCCGTTTTATTGATTTATAAGAAACGGCGGTTTCCTGTTTTGGTTTAACTTCTTTTATCTCTTTAATTTCCTTTACCTCTTTTGGATTATTTCCGGCATGAAGTCTAAAAAACACTTTATCTTTCAAAGCATATCCGTTCTCCATCAACACAAAAGCTCTTTTGGTAGAAACATTTATTACGTTCTCTGTTTTATCAAATAGCTTTTTACCGGAGTCTGTTAATCTTACTTCCATAATCCCCCCTAATCAGTTATCGCTGTTCCAACAACATCAGATTGATATCTGGGTTCGCCCCAATATTCAACATTGACTATGCCTGCGGCTGCGCCTGACATTCTGATCTGGAAACAATCAAACCCGGCACTGAATTTTGCAGGGTCAAATTCCACGATCCATAATTGATTCTTACCTGTGGCTGATAATATGGTAAATGTAATTGCATCAGTTGCCCTTGCTAAAAGATCGGCTGAGGCGGTATCAATGTTTGACCAAATCGGGCAAACTTCTGTGATTGCTACTGTCCCTGTTCCTGCAACGTCTGTGCTTTCATTCCAAGTCACAACAACATCTACAGCGTCAACGTAGGTATAGCTAAGAACAGCCCACACCTTTTTAAAATTTTTACAGGAAATAATATCAGATGTGTTCAGCAATGCACTTGCTATTGCCGGTTCATGTCCCTGAATGATTTTAAACGATTCTGGTAATGTTAAATTACTCATTTTTATATCCTCCGTTATTTTATAAAATTATCTTGCTGCGATTCTCACAAAAGGACTCACTGTTGAACCGGTACCCTTGAAAGGTGTGATTGCCGAAGAAAGCCTTGGCTGTCCGTCAAAACTATAAACAAACCTGAATGTAGTCTGCCCATAATCGAACTTAAAATGTATTGAACTGGCTTCATTAATATTTCCATAATCAACACAAAGATACTGAGACAAATCAACAAGCCAAAGGTCGCCAGCGTCTCCAAGAGTTTCTGCCTGTTCGATAAATACAACAGGATATCCAAGAATCGATCCGGTGTCTCCAGGTCGTCGCGCAGGAACATAAAGTTTTGCCATGCTTCCGCCTGTACCTACTGAATAAGACAACTGCATCAACTGTTGAAATACGTTCCTATTAGCAAGCCAAATTACTGCGCCGTCGCCTGATCTGATATTAAATCGTTCAAACATCTTCAGGATATTTTCAGTAACGATTGTGTCTGCATCCTGTCCGGCTTCTTTTGCGATACTGATTTTACAATCTGCGTTTTTAAGGCCAAGTGCCTGACCTGCTCCGGTGCCTTCCATGACCAAATCCTGAGTTTTAAAAGCAAATTCTTCGGTAAATAACTGTCTCATTTCCTGACCAAGAAAGGTTGCGTTCATAAGAATTTTGTCACTTGCATAATAAAGCCCGGTCATTCGTTCAGGTGCTAATTTGATTTTCTCAAACTTGGTTGAACTGGATGTGATCTCTGAAAGCTCTGCATCCGTATAAACTCTTACACCGCCACCCCTTGAACCGTCTGCACGATTTGTTTCGTCAATACCGACTATCTCAAGTGATTCTGAACCGGTTATGGTTCGTTTCTGGCAGCGTTTCAGCACTTCTGAGTTGTTGAACCCGTTTGTCATAAGGTCAATCGAAGATTCTGACTGTAACAAAAATCCACCTTCTGAACCTATCGCCTGATTCTGTCCACTTCCTGCTGCTCTGTCTTCAAATAAAGGCCGCATTGAGCGATCTTCAAAGGCTTTAGAGATTTTACCCTGCCGTTTTTCGATCAAAGCCAAAGACCGTTTTGCGCTTAACTCAAGTCTTTTACTGGCAGCCGCAATAACTTCGTCTCCGCCCATTCTGGCTTCTACTGTAGCAACATCCACCATTTGCTGACCAAATGCCGTCGCCGAAGTTCCCCTGTAAACTGGATGATCTTCAATTTCAGCATCAAGTGTTCCTGCGTTGTCATCGGTGTTGTCGTTTAACAGATCATCCATTGCTACCATGCGTTTTTCAGCATCAATGTCTTTTGTAAGCTGTTCGGTCTCCGATAACAGTCCGTCACGTTCCGTTTTAATGTCCGCTGTCAAAGCCTCTCCTTCAAGTGCCCTGATAGCCTTTAGTCTCTCGATCTTGTCTTTAAATAATTTCCTAAGTTTTTCTAACTTATTCATTTTAAGTCCTCCGAATGCTCTAATGTTAAAATATCAATTGCTAAGTTCCTTGCTTCATCCTCGGCGGTCACGCCATTCCCCTCGTCGGTCACGACTGGAGTTATACATTCTTTCGCTTTCTCAAGTGTTCTTACTGCCACTTTTGTTGATGTATATGCAGGATAAACAACCGGCGAAACGTCAAAAAGTTCTTTAACTTCTGTTATTGTGCGTTTCGCTGTGCCGTCTTTCTCTTTCCACTCATCCCCGTTTTCTGCCACTGTAAATCCGAATGACATCTGAGATATATCCCCTCTGTCAATGCTTGTTTGCAAATCACGGGCGTATTGTGTGTCTGGTAGGTCTATCTCTACCTTTAACCCTTTTGAGTCTTCTGCAATGCGTAGGGTTTTAGGTGTCCGACCTAATGGTAGCTGGTTTGAGTCGTGATTATACAAAGCTCTCACGTCTGAGGTCATAATTGCCGTTTTAAATGCACCAGGCTTTATTCTTTCGACAAATCCGCCCAAATCCTCCGACCACGAATTGAACCTTGCGGCATATCCTACCAGCATAGGTGTTTTGTCTTCATCTGCTCTTATTTCAAACTTAAATTCTCGTTCATCTATTTTTCTATTTTCCATTTTCTTACCTCTTATATAGTTGATAGATAGCAATCACACCCGCGGTGGAGAGGAGGGTGAGTTTTCATACCTCTTATCTTCATAGGTGCCTCTGCCCCTTCTGGGTTTAGCTCTTCACCATCATTCACAAATACCTGCCCGGAACTTACTCTTTTACCTGAAAGACTTTTACAAAATGGACAGGTTTTTGCACCCCTTATTCTCCATACAGTAGAAAGCCCTGCGCTGAAAGCTACTGCCTGATAAAAAGCATTGCTTGATCTGGTTGTCTCATTCGTAGCAATTTTTTCAGGTCTTTTTTCCCTCCACTCGTCAACTCTTACTTCAAGTTCATCAATTCCATCTTTAAGTAAAGCCCGTAACTGACCTAATGACGAGGATGTGTGTCTTAATGCGTATGTATCTATGTAATCATTTACAAATTTATCAAGGTCAACATCTTCCAGCCCCATTTCTGACATACTTTCTTCGATTATCGCATCTGAGAATGATTTAATGACAGGGCCAAGTTCTCTCTTTATCTTATCTGGCATACCATTGTAAAAATCATCAAGCCACGATTCCATGTCAGAGACAGCCCTTAATTTTCTAAATTTCGCAACTTTATTTTTAACCGCATTCCCTTCAAGGTTTACAATCCGTTCTGCTGCCTGAAAAAATAATGGATAAAACTGCCTTGTGATTCTATCTCTTGTCTGAATTGATCGGTTTTCTTTTAATGATCTAATTGCTTTTTCTTCTGGTTTTTTTTGTTCTTGAGCTTGACCGGCCATATCCAACGGGACCATGTTAAGCATGACATACTTTTGATCTGCCGCCGGATTCGGGTCTGGGTTCCAATTCTCTTTTGCTCTAATTTCGTTAGGTGAAATGCCGCCGACCTGAAATATTTTATTATAATACTCGGCTCGTGCCTGTGAGTCCGCCCGTAACAACCCGGCGACATTAAATTCTGCAAAAAGACCTGATCTCCGGTCTTCTTTTGATAGTAGTTGTTGATTTATACAGGTCTCGTAACGGGTTATTCTATGGATTAAGCAACTGTCAAGATAGCCTTGATTTTCTTGCTCTGTGTTATTTCGATTTGTGTTTGCTTGATAAATTCCGACCTTGTGGCCAGGTACGCCGTAAAAGCCGGCTATTTCTTGTTTCTGGAACTCTCTACCTTCCAAGAATTGAGCATCTCTTAAGGGCATGCTTAATGGTGTGAATGTTTCGTCATTTTGTGTGATTAATATTCCGTGGCTGTTTTTCATTCCAGCGTATTCTTTTTTTATTGACGCTAAATATGCTTCTCTGCCTTCGCCAAGCTCCTGCGGGATATTCATTACGGCCCCGATATTCATGCCCTGCCCAAAATACCTTGACGCAAATTCGTCGTTTGCAATTCCCAGCCCGACTGCTTCACGGATTATATTTATTATTGACAACCCAATAATTCCGTTAAATCCAAAACCGGGAACGTGAAACATATTCTCTTTTTTCTCAGCATATTCCTTACCGCCGGGGTCTCTCCACTTGTATATTAATTTTCCTCTTTCGTTTCGCTTTACGTCTACGGCCCCAGGATTAATAACCGGGAATAATGCTATGACTTGATTTAAATTGTTACGTTTTACCCTACCGTAATGATTGCCCCACAACTCAATGTGTCCGTTTGCCGCTTGTCTGTACTGTAATGAGTTTATTTCGCTGTTCGCTTCGGTATGTAGGACATTGTAAAGAGGGTGATCTAAAACAATTTCTTTCCCACCGTCTGCTGATTTACGATATAGGTTCAGCGGGAGCCGTGCAAGGTCTGCTGATATTAGCATGACACAACGTGCAACTGTAAGGTATTTCATAGCCGATTTTTCAGAAACTTGTGTGCCTGACTTAGTTCCTGAACCTGCTACGTTATACCAAAAGTCGCTATCTGCCCCTAATCCTGCTGTTTTTGTGCTTCTTGTAAACCATTTAAGGATATTCGGGAATACCATTCATTCACCCTTGCTAAAATAAAAAAAGCCCACCCGTTAGAGTAAGCCCCATAATTTGTTATATATATAAAAAAAGTGCCTCATATTCCCATATAAGACACTCTTTATTGTGTGTTGCAAGTTTGTTATACTA